CCAAACTGAAATGATTCTAGCCATTCTTTTCTTTTTGTGAGTGGCTCTGTGCATTCTCCTTGTTGAAATATGTGTAAAGGCATACAGTCAAATAGATTTAATATCGCATCATCGGTCTGTGCGTCACCTTTTCTATGTATCTGTTTCATTAGGCTCTGGAAATCGGCACTCATTATCTCTCCATCAAACACCCAACTCTGATCCAATTCTTGTAATAAATGATCCAACTGAGTATTAATATGAGGAAAATTTACTAGCTCTTTGCCATTCCTGCTCATTAGAACTACTTCATCTTTTTTTGTATCACATATCGCTATAACTCTTACACCGTCTAGTTTGGGTTCTACAAACACTTGTCCTTTTAATTTGCTCTCGTGTTTCTTGCTGTCATCTGCCAGCATACATTCAAACACTGGCACTTTGTGTTTAGAAAACTTATTAACTGTCTTCTCTGTTACACCACATCTTAAATCTTTTATTAGTATTCTTCTATACCAGTAATTCCATTCATCTTGAAGACAATCATCGCATAACTTCTGCACTGCTTGTCTTGCTGTATTACCCGTGGTTTCTCTTTCTTCCAATTGTCGGGCTATCTCTTTGAAATCTCCCCATTCTATGCCTGGGCCGTCTTTGTTTGATTCTGGCACTTGTTTCAAACCAAATGTTCTCAGTTTGTCCATGGCCATGCTTACACCTTCAAAGAATTGAACATTATTAATGGAATCTTCTCGAGCAATCACAGACTCTTTAAATTTACGACTGTTATCGCTCTCTAATTCTTTTATGACTTCGTGTGGTTTCATTTTATAATTGTTACTTTTTATTTCCGTATATTACTTGTGCTAATTTCTTACCACAATCACCCAATCCATTGGTGTGCCATACTATTCTATCTCGAGGTACACCAGTGAACATTGCTATTTTTTTAATCTCATTATCTCGGAGATCCATGTCAGATTTTAGGCACAGGGCATAGGGCATGATACCCATACGCATCAATTCTTTCACAGAGTGCTGTACAGGTTTAGTTTTGATCTCCCCTGCGGCACTGAGATAGGGCACAGGTATATACATCACAATTCTCACTTCTTCTTTCAGTGTCATCTCCCGTACTGCTTCTATGGCCAATTGGTTTTCCAAATCTCCCACGTTGCCGCCTATCACTGTGACAGTGTTCTTGGCTTCGGTCTTCACGATCCATTTACGAATCTCTTCTGTGATGTGAGGAGTGACCTGCACTGTGCTGCCTTTGTAGTCGCCCATTCGCTCTTTTTCCAATACTTCAGCAATGATGTGCCCCACAGTTTTATATTCTGCTGTGATCTTCTTGGATACATTTAGACAGGGATCTAGGTATTTGTAATCTGTTTTGCCCTTGGCTGCTGTTTGTATGGCCTGTGCCAGTTCCACTTTGTCCACTGCGGAATGCACTCCATTCAATATGATTGTGTGGATCATTTTTGTATTATAGCTTGTTTAATTAAATCGTCAACTCCTAACATTTTATAATGATCTTCTATGGTCCATGTATCAGGATCTATCACTTCTCCCCTAAGATTTTTAATTTCTTTTTTTATTCCTGCCAATTGGTATCTTTTAAAAGGTCTAGACCATGTGGCATTTAATTCCCACTCACCTTGTAAATGATGTTTATCAGCATCTTGTATATTACAGATAGGCATACAAATTGCTTCTAATGCTGTAAGTTCCCCATCTATATATTCTGATATAATTTTGTTTATTGGGATAGGATGTTCAAGATGTGGTTTTTCTTTTTCAGGTATAAAAACTGTGTAATGAGCTTTGGCTGGTTTGGCTCTATTTTTATGTATATCTCTGAGATATCGTTGCAGAACGTAATACCATAATGATTTTAGTTCTCTGTCCGCTTTTAATAACAAATCTTTGAGTGCATCTAGAGCTCTGCACTGATCATCTAGAGATAGTTTAGTGGACGCCTTGAATGCTGAGCGTCCACTAACTTTGTTGTCTAGTTTTTGATATTTGTCCAATATCATTAAGCCGCTTTTTTATAAAATGGCTTAAATTCAGAACAGATATCTCCATCCATTATACCCATATTCACTTTGGGTTCGTGTGGCGGATTAAATGTTCTATCTAGAGGATTACACACTACATAAACTTCTCTCATTAGTGTGCTCATAGCTACTGGAGCGTCCCAAGAAGTACCTCTCTTATACTGCCATTGTTTTTTGGCAGCTGAGTGTATATGTTCGGCTCTTACTCCACATATTCTTACGAGAGCAGATAATATTTTGTCTATCCAGTCTGCGGGCAAGAATTTGGTTGAGCCATCTTCTCTTGCTAAAGCATACATTTTCACCAGACCTATATAAATGCCTTGATTGATCTCCCCTCCGTCTTCTTCGGGATAATATTTTTTGATAGCTAACAATATTTTTCTCAGTTGTTCGATATCACCGGTCATTTCCAATCCTTTATAAGCATAATCAAAGTGTGAGAAGTAATGATCATTAGGACCTTTCTTACCAGGAGATTTTCTTACTCTTTTAGGATCTAGATCTATGTTACATTCTTTAAATAGAGTGTCCACTTGATATGCTGTTTTCACTCGAGGATCTTGACGATCTCCTGTGCCTACGTCATCTTGATTCCATCTATATAGAAGTCCTCTGTGTATTTCTTCTGTACCTGCTCTCAATATGCCAGTATCATTTAATATTTCAAAAGCTACAGCATCAAAACTTGGATTGATTGTTTCTACCCATGTTAAAGGTATTTCACTAAATCCTAATACAGCTAATACTACCGCTGTATGCTGACCATCGAATATATAATATACTCCATCTCTTAGAGCTGAAGCAATTGGTCTCACTACTCGCGGATCAAATCTTTCTAGAATCTTTAAAACGTGAGAAGGTCTTAGATCTCTCTGTACACCATAATTAAAAGATATAGATGTTAAAAAAGATATAGGATTTGTTATTTCAACTTTTTTATTTTCTACAATCACAGCTAAATCTAAAATTGATGTAGGATTCAACCCTGCAGGCAATTTCATTTCGGGATTTTTTTTAAGTTCTTCCCATCTTTCTAATGCTGCTTGTAGTCTTTTTTTAAAATGAGGTATTTCTCTTTCCCCATCTACGTAGAACTCCTCAATGACTTGAGAGAGTGTTTTTACTTTACTATTTTGTATCATGTTTTTTCCTTAGTTAATTGGGTCACAATGACCCGTTAAGTGTGACTAAAAATAACCCATGTTATTTTCGTCTACATTCTAATAGTATTATAAGCTAATCTAAAAGTCAACCTATACAATCAATCCAGTTTTTGATACAGTCTTGACAGGGCTCACTGCATTGCTGTATTCTGAGGATACCTTTTCTAAACATGGTCCTATGGCCACTATGGCTGATTTATTGATTGTGACTCCGTCAACACTTTCCATTGTGGGAATGAATGCTCCAAATGCCAATCCTTGTTGGCTGATCATTATCACTACTGGTCTGTCTAATGTTAGTGTAAGCTCATCTTGTTCTTTGATACGTGCAACCACTTCTTCGCCGGTGCTCATCTTGATCGTACAGATTTTATTATTTTCTGGTATCTTCATATGTGTATGATATATGGCTTTGGCAATTGTGTCAATCGCTATCTTTTGGTGTTCTTAAGAGTACTAATTTAATAGTGCTAGATCAGGCCATTGTTTTAGATCTGGCGCTGAAATTTTGATGCTCTTTAGGTTGTCTGGTAGAAGTGGCATGAAATTAATTCCTGTGACCTTCTCCACTGCGGCAATGTTGGTAGCATACTTAGGCAAGTCCGCCACAGGCAGTGCTGTGTTGGGAAATATGAAAGCAATAGCATGACCGGTTTTTTTATCCACAATCACTTTGAACAATTTGTCAGGTACTCCCACTTTGTTAGCACCGATGGTTTTGCTAGAGTTGCTGTAGATGGTTCCACTCACAACATAAAGATCCATACCGTTTTCTACTACCCAGTTTCTAACGAAAGTCTCTAATTGTTTCCAAATACCTCTGTTGTTGTTTGGCACCTGTGGCACCATGTTAGACAGGAAGAAACTCTCACTCATGATGTTGTCATTCTGTGTGTTGTCTCCTGCAGGTGCTAAGTGGCCTCTATCGTAAGGTTGTCCAGCATAGTCTGAAAGTTGTGATTGATGTGCTTTGTCAATGGCTGGATCTGGACGGAAATTATCTTGTCTTTTTGCTTTACCTGACACAGACTCTTTGGTCACGTGTTCTACCACATACTCTGCTGTCTTGGTATCAAATCTGTAGTGTATTGCATAGTTAGTTTTGCAAAGATATTGATCATTGGCGTGAATAGAGCTAACTGGTGCTCCTCTTACAACAAATTGAGGACATTTGTCATCGATGGGATTTGCCCATGCTGTATTAGAAATTACCAATGCAAATATAATTGTGATGATTCTTAGCATGCAAGTATTTATATGATGTTATTTGTATTTGCGATTTTTTTTATTCTTACGTGATTTTTTTAGATATGAACCCGGATGTAAACACACATCGAAGTAGAGATAGAGCAAGCCGCCTAGCATAACAAGCATTACTACAGCAACAATTATCTCCTTCATCTGAGTCTCCTGTTGTTTGGGTGCCCGAAGGCACCCTCGCAATTACTTAGTCATTGTCTTTAGAATCGTCGTCTACTTCGTCGCCGTCTTCAAGGTCTTCAAGATCATCCTCATCAGAATCAGAATCATAATCGAACTCATCCTCATCTTGTATTTCTAATACAGATTTGATGTTGTCCATTTCAGATTCCAACTTCTCGATTTTTTCTTGCAGTTGTTCTATGATGTTTTTATTGTCTTCCATTGCACTCTCCTGTTTGGTTGGCAAGAGTAATTATGTAGTGACAGTCGAGTAATATCTGGAGTGATAATCGTTTATGTGATAGTATTACTTAGGATATTTTGGACGTTTGTGATTTTTAAATTTATAAAACTCATCGATAACGTCTCTGCAGGCATCGTGCCAGTATTGACCACTGTCTCGCAGCGCTGAATTGGCCGAACGTAGTCGCTCCATTTTATTTGTTAATGTTTTAAGTTTCGCTGCTGTTAATTTTTTTCTTTTGTTCGTTAATTCATCTAATGCGGATAAAACATCATCTATGGACGGACATGTGATGTCTGGCACTCGCGGAGCTTTCTTGCGTATCTTACGCCATATCTGTTCATACTTAGGTAGATTACTTTTACGTCCTTGAGAATACCAAGCCATGCACGCTCCTGTTGTGCAAGTATTTAAAAGAAAAAGGTTAAAAAATTAAATGCTATGTCAATGGTTATAAACGTATATTACTTTGAAAGAAGACTTTCTTTGATCTCATCATCTATCACCCAGGCTCGATGATAATAATCATCTATATACTTCATGATTAATTGTCTAGCCAATGTGTCGGCTTGCCCCCTCGACATAGGACCATGTATTTTTCTAGAAGTTTCAATGACTGTGGTTATATCGTTGGGATTGGTGTGTTCACCTTCTATCACGTAGTAGTTCATAATTGTATATTCCCATAGGGCTCTTGCGAGCCCTATAGTTCGGACTTTTCTGTTGCCACGGAAGTCATCACCGCCGAGGTGTCTGGTTATTAAGCAGCCAATCTCATTTTAGATCTACCGACTGTTAAGTCAGCGAATCCAAATGCTTTTTTAGTAGCATTTATAACATTGGACCTTTACAGGGTACCTAACTGGCAAACTCCATGATCTTTTACTCACAGGTCGAAACATTTCACCCCCGACAGGGATTACATAAGCCACCAATAATAACTTTGGTGGAGGTGTCGGCATCGAGCCGAGTCCCAGATGATTATTACAATCACTTCAACATTTACAGTGTTATTTAAACATTATTTTATGGATCTGTCAATTAACAGTTGACAAACTATAACATTCTGTTAATATTGATATTATGGCATTAGATCAAACATTTTTAGAACAAGTGGTAGCACTATCAGGACCAGAAGCAGGTGAGTTGGCTCAATTGCTATCTAAACAATGGGGAGTAAAATTACCCAATGCCTCCGCAGCAACAGTCGTAACAACACCAACAGAGGCATCAGAAGATGCTCTAGTTTCAATCACTCTTAAAGCATATCCTGCAGATAAAAAAATGTTAGTTTTAAAAGTTATTAAAGATATTTTAGGATTAGGGCTAATGGAAGCCAAGACATTTGTTGAATCTATTCCAAAGTTAGTAAAAGCCAATATAGAAAAATCAGAAGCAGATAGCATTAAAAAGTCCTTGATCGATGCTGGCGCAGAGCTAGATATCAAATAATTTAAAAATTACAACGTAACTGAGCGCCGGGCTGCACAGTATCGCGAAGATCGTGTATTTGATCTGAGAGACTCTTTGTATCATTTTTGTTTGTGGTGTCACTGCTAGTTTTTACAGGATCTTTCTGTTGCATGGTAATATTAGGACCCACTCTACAATCTTGTTTGTTACAAGATATTAATAATAAAAACAAAAAAAAATACCTATACATATTAAGATAATGTACTAGCTCTTTGATGATTTTCTAATTCCAACTTAACAGAGTCTCTGTCATAGTTGTTCATGTTTTCTAACAATGCTTTGCTCTGTCCGTACACATCTCTGCCGCGAGTATTGATGCCTAATAACTCGCAGGAATCTTGAATCACTTGTCCCACAGTTCTACCTTGAAATTTTACTGTGCTCAATCTTGTATCTCTAGAGGCTTTCCGAGACACTGCTCTTAGATTTGTATAATCGGTGACATCGGGTAATCCTCTCAATCGCATCTCAGTATTAATAAGTGTTTCATTTTGACTATCTCCCTGTGTGTTTTCATATATAGGACTCAACTGATTGAATCTAGTTTCATAATTGCTATAATAATCTTTCCATGCTGTGGATTCTGCAGTTTTGCTGATCAAATCTCTCATGGTGCTGCTGCCAGCCAATCCTCGATAGGATGCTAGATTGGCCAATGTTTGACTGTAGGTCCTAATACTGCCTAGATTGGCAGACTCTGTAGATATTTGAGTTGTTATGCTATTTCTATTATTGACCAGTATTATTTTTTGATTGACATAAGCGGCTCCTGCCAGGGTGATATTAAAATTATTAGCTGCTGATTCATAAGCACTCAATAGGCTGTTCAATGTACTGGTATCAAGAGTGGTGCTGTCTCCTAGAGCATTTACAAAATCAATTAATGCTTGAGTGGTATTTTGAAATGTAGTGTTGTTGGTCAATGAAGCACTGGTTATAGTTTGCACAGCAACTTTTATTTCTGCGAGTTTACCGTTCATGGTGTGTCTTAGTGTGCCCACATAATCATCTACTCCTTTACCTACCTCACTGGCCTCTACACCGTACAGAGAGAGATATAGTCCTTGTATAGAATCTATGGTGCCCAATAATTCTAAAAAAGTTGGAGCAGTGTCTCCTGTACTGACTTCTCCCAGTGATCCATCCAATATTTTGTAAGTGTGGTTGCTAAGATCCTGCAGATATCTACCGATATTAAGATATGGTTGTACATTCAATGATGCTTGTATTGTCGCTTTTTGAACGTCTGTTAGTGTGCTATTAACATCTACCAGGTAGTTCAATGTTTTAGTTTTTGTAACGAATCCTATGTTGGTTGCTGTGATTGCAGATTCTACTCCTGTGTTGCTGAAATTGGGATTTGATTCTGCTAATGATTTTAAACCTTGTTGTACAGTCATTGTATTAAATTGCGAATACGTTGGGAGAACCTTGAATCACTACAGTACACGTTGGATCTCCTACTCTACCTAATCTTAATCCTTCTGCAAATACTGAACGAGATCCTCCTAATAGAGGTGCAGTATGATTACAACATTTTTTCCCACAGGGTTTTAAATGAGGAGTATTAAGATGTCCGGCACAGCTTAGAGGAATTCCATTAGCAAACACAGATCGCACATGTCCTGCTCTTGCAGGTGCACTACAATGTGTGGCTTCTTTATCTCCTAATCTTGTTACTGCTGGCATACCGATATTTATGGTATGTAATTATATGCTACTATAACTTGAACTTTTTGAATTCGTCTTTTTTGATGTCTTGCTTAATTCCACCCACGATATAGGATTCTATTTCCGTTTCCTGTGGAGCTATCTGCATGCCTTTGCTGGATAACCAGTGTGTGGTCCACGGCAAAGGATTTTGATTGCCTGGTATGTCAAATTCTGGTTCAAATCCCAGTGCTTTTAATCTTTTATTTGCTGTGTATTCCACATACTGTCCCAACAATTTCTCATTCAATCCTATGATAGAACCATCTTTGAATAGATGTTTAGCCCAGGCCTTTTCTTCTTCCACGCAAGCATGGAACATCTCAATAACTTTTTTATCTTGTCCTTTCATCACTTTCAGCATGTCTCGGTCATCACCTTTTTGCCATGCCTTGATAACGTGTGTGGTTAGATTTAAATGTGTAGCTTCGTCTCTGGCAATCAAAGAAAGTAGTTTGGCAGATCCTTCCATCAGTTTTAATTCTCCAAATGCAAATGTACAAGCAAAAGATATATAGAATCTTAAACCTTCTAAAAGATTTACATTGATCATGGCCAGATACAGTTGTTTCTTTAATTCTTCCACGTCACCTTTGCCATTCACTGTGTATTGCAGAGCCATTTCTCCAAATGAGTCATAGTTCTCAGTCACCGATACAGCTCTTTTTAAAATCTCTTTGTCATTCAATATGGTGTCAAACACTTCCGATGGATCTGAATATATGTTCTTCATGATGTGTGTGTAGGCTCTTGAGTGTATGGTTTCAAAAAAATCCCAAGTCACGATACAACCTTCCAGTTCTGAGTTAGAACAATAAGGCAGGAAGTTAAGACACGGTCCTCGACCCTGCACAGAATCTAATAGAGTTTGATATTTTAAATTTGAAGTGAATATGTGTTTCTGTTCTGGTCGAAAGTTGGCATAGTCTGAACGATCTTTTTGTAATGATACCTCTTCAGGTCTCCAGAAGTAACCCAGCATGGTTTGATTCAATTTATCAAACTGTGGATATTTGAACACATCATATCTTTGAATGGCTTGATCTTCTCCAAAGAACATGGGTTCTTTAGACCAATCTACTTGATTCCTATTGAATACTGTTTTTGTCATAGTTTAAATTAAATTGTACAAGCATCACATGATTCTTCGTCATCTGCTGCTGCTTTTATTTTAAAACCGGTTCCGCTATTTATTAATTCCACGTCCTCTCCATCATCTTTGGCATGAATAGGCTCAATGCCTGATGGTTGTAGATCTTCTTCTTCGCCTTTGAAATCATATGTATTTTGATAGTAGGATGTTTTCCAACCATACTTGTAAGCAGTCAACATGTCTGTGGCCATTTCTGATAGCGGCACTTCGTTATTTTCATAGTTTAATGGATTGTAACTCCAATTGCCTGATATGGCCTGATCAAAATATTTCTGCATCATGGCCACAATTTTAATATATCCTTCATTGTTCTTCATATCCCACAACAGTGTATAGGAATTTTTTAATTTAGGATATCCTGGCACTATCTGTTTCAGTGGGCCTTTTTTACTTTTCTTGATAGACAGTATGGCTCTAGGTGGTTCAATACCATTGGTCTCGTTGGAAACCACAGAAGAACTCTCTGATGGCATCTGTGCCGACAATGTGGAATGTCTCAATCCGTGCTTGGCAATGTCTTTTCTCAATGATTCCCACGCCATTCTTGTTTTATGAGGCACAATCTCATCAACTTCTTTCTTGTAATGATCTATGGGTAGCAATCCATCTGCATATTTTGTTCTATCGAATGCAGTACACTTGCCTTTTTCCTCGGCAAGAGAGCAACTGGCTTTTAAAAGGTAGTATTGGAATGCTTCTGTCAAACGATCCACTGCTTCCCATGCTTTGGGATCGCTGTATTTTAGGTCTAGTTTGGCAAGATAATGTGCCAACCCAATATAACCTATTCCTAGTGAACGTCTTGCTTTTGTAGATACTTCTGCGGCTTTGACAGGATAATCTTGATAATCTATAATTTCATCCAGTGCTCTCACTGCTAGATCACATACAGATTCTAATTCACTCAAATCATTAATTGAACCCACATTGATGGCACTCAATATGCATAGAGCAATCTCTCCGTTAACATCGTCAATATGCTGTATGGGTTTGGTAGGCAGTGTAATCTCTTGGCAGAGATTGCTCATGGAAATTTTATCTTTAAAGGAAGAGTGCGAATTACAATGATCCAAATTCATTATGTAGATTCTGCCTGTTTCTGCTCGCTCTTTTAATAGATCAAAAAATAATTCCTGTGCTGGAATAGTTTTTTTAGGTACCTCTTTATCTGCTTCATATTTTTTATATAAAGCATCAAATCCATCTGTGCCAAATGCATCGTACAATCCGGGCACATTGTGAGGAGAGAATAGAGTGATATCTTCTTCTCGAATAAATCTTTCATAGAACAGTTTAGATATCTGTATAGAGTAATCCATTCTTCTCACTCGGTTGTCTTCGGTACCTTTGTTATTCTTTAACACCAGAACATCTTCGATCTCTGAATGCCATATTGGGAAATGTACCGTGGCATTGCCACCTCTCACACCGTTCTGTGTGCAACATCTCACTGTGCTTTCAAATTTCTTAAGGAACGGAATCACTCCTGTGTGTTGTACTTCTCCACCTCTTATCTTGGAGTTGATTCCCCTGATCCTACCAGAGTTGATACCAATCCCTGCACGCCTTGCCACGTAGAGACCGATAGCCATATCACTGCTGAAAATAGAAGAAAGAGTATCGTCACTGTCAACAAGCACACAGCTAGCAAACTGACGAATAGGAGTTCGCACACCAGACATAACAGGTGTTGGAATGTTGATCTTGTGTGTTGAAATCGCATCATAATATTTTTTAACATAGGTCATCCTTTTGTTTTTTGGGTAATCCGCGAACAGTGTAGCGGCAATCATCATGTACATGTCTTGTGGTGTTTCGTACAACTGCCCAGAGCTCCTGTCCTGCACTAGGTACTTGTCCACTATCTGTCTCAATCCTGCATAGGTAAAATTAAGGTCTCGGTCTCGTCTTATCCATGTATTGAGTTTCTTAATTTCGGTCATGTTGTATTTGTCCACAATGGCTTTGTCATACACCCCCTGACGAATGTTTCTCATTATCAATTTCAATAGAGGTATATACTCATACTGACCGTGGGCTTCTTTGCGAATATCATAACTCAATAGTCTAGCAGCGGCATACTGATAATTAGGATTTTCTAGAGTGATTAAATCGTTGGCTGATCTCACTAGAATATGTTGAATATCTTTAGAACTCATACCATCGTAGAATTGTATGTTGGCATTCATCTCAATCAGTGATGCAGATACTCCTAGTAACTCTTCGCAGGCTTCTTCCACAACAAAATGTATTTTATTAATGTCCAATGGTTCTAGTTGCCCGTCTCTTTTCTTAACTCTAATGGTGGAAGATGTGACTGGCATGATCGTTCTTGTCTTTGTCTCTGATTTTTTTGTTAATTGAGTATACATATTTAGTTAAAAATTTTATAAGTGTTATTATTAAGATTTCTTTTTAATTATAACGCTAAAAGACGTTATTGTCTATTGGTAAGAAACAAACTAAAAATACAATTTGCGGTAATCCAACAGATATTTCTCAAGTTGCTGATATTCATTATCTATGTGATGATGCATGAGAGGATTGATATTTTTTTTATTTTCAATTTTCATACTTTGACACATGTAATGATTACCACAAAATTTAAAAAGATCTATAATTTTTTTATTTTTTTCTATTATTTTGATCTTTTCAAATCCTTTGTATCCTGTTAGGTGTCGCATTTCAAAATTATTGCACATATCAAACATAAGATAATCTATTTTATTTTGTTCTAAGAAAGATGATAGCAATATTAGATCAGTAAAACAACGATCCCAGTGTGTTCTGATGTCGGGAATAGACCCATAATATAATTCTGTTAATTTTTCTATTTTTTTAAAATCAATCGAATCTGATATTTTTTCTTTAACTAGATATTGTTTTAATTGCATAGGATACCATGTACCATCGATAATATCATCGTTTTTAGATATCGCTAGTTCCCAGCGTGAAGCTAATGGTATTGGTATAACAACAAATTTGGGTAATTCATTTTGTGCAATCCACTCTATGGTGGTTCGAACAACTCTATATAGACTTCCTCCATCTTTACCAAGATTTATAACACTATCACAGTTCAACGATTTTACGAAATCATTGGTAGGATTCCAACCGCGTGCGAAACTGCAACCATTTATAAGGAGTGTGGACATTAATATTGTTTATGCAATTATCGTGGTTTGATAATCCATTGTGGCCGATGCTTCAATTTGGGTTGTGGTATATTTTATTACGAACGTTTCGTCGCCTGCTGTGGAATCAAGATCGTCTGTGGCAACCGACAGAGCTACTCCTACGTCCCCGGTTTCTTCATAATTATCACTGTAGGTGGGCGTGGTACCTTCTTTGCCAATCACAGTTAATGTTCCTGTTCGAAGATTAGCACCTCTTTCAATTTTATATTTTATTGATAGAGCAGAACCACTTGTGGCTTTAATTCTTATTCCTGTGGTCGTGGCAGATGCTGTATTGTCGACCAATGTAACCTGTTTAATTGGCTTGTTTATTATACCTATGCCATCAACATTTGTTGCCGGTGCAATAGCTGATGATCTTAGATCGTTTCTTGCAAAATAATCAGATTGGCTAGAACACTCATCTGCACCAAAATCAATCTCTGGATATGTGTTGTCGGTGGTATCATAATCACTGAAATTATTTCCTATGTCGCTGTCAAACCAATTGCCCATGCTAACAATATTTCTTATAGTGCCTTGTGCAGAAACTTTGATTGCATTTCGACCTATATTACTCCAATTACTATGTAAAAATTGTATATTGCTTGGGCCTGACACCAATCCATTGGTCGAGCCATCTGTGGTTTCTCCCGCATAAACGCCATAAACAGCTTCTGAAAAAACACAATTAATAAATTTTACGGAAGTTGCATCATAACTTAGATCTACCAGTCTTGCAAATTTAGTGAATTGGCAGCTGTCAAAAATTATGTTGCTGCAAGGCAACGCTGTTGTGCTTCTGACAGTGACGCCTTTGCTATTGCTGGCATCCGTTCCTCTGGTTGCGTATGTGCCTTGGAATTTACAATTGACAAATCTCACATGGGTGGCACAGTCTATGCTGAATCCTGGGTAGGCCTCTGTGTTTTTAAATGTGATGCCTTCTATGGTGATCTGTGTTGGGGTGGTGGCCGATGCTGTGCCGATAGATCCATATGTGTTGCCATCATCGTCTTCTGTCACTGCTACCGGACCATTCGCTCCAGATTGTCGTATGATAGTTTTGTCTAGGCCTTCCCCTACTAGATGTGCATAGGGAGGAATGGTCAATGTAGCAGCAATTCTATATGTGCCAGCTGGGAAGAATAGTATCCTTCTGCTTCTTGTGTCGTCTTGATCTGTGTCTGAATATAGCTCATCTATGGCTCTCTGTATTGCGACAGCATCTGCTGTGCTGTCATCGCCCATGGCTCCAAATGCTCGAACTGACACATAGTCATCCAATCTCTCTTGTAGAGTTCTTGTGATGTCTGCGGTTGCACCAGTTAGTATAGTTGTGGCATCTCCTAGGTATCCTCTATAAACATAATTTAAAGCTGTGGAAAATGATGCAGAACCAGCAGTTAAAATCTCTGTGTTGCCCACAGCAGGAGCTCCGTCTGCCACAGTACCGTTACCGACATATAATCTTTGCTCATCAATAACCCAACCTAACTCGCCGGCTGCCAGTTGTGGCAGTTCCGTGGCTTTGCCTCTTCTATGCTGAATTCGACTAATTTGTACTATTGGCACTGTAAATCGCTCCTTAAATTTACAGTATTTATGTTATAATATGGACTTGTAGTATTGCTCTACTCGGTTGAACCACTTGCCTACCCACTGATCGTAATTGTCAATTTCAAAGGTTTGGTACTCGTTGTTCTGCGTGCAAATGAATATACGACCATGTCTTATTTGTGTGTCAAATAACTTGTTGTGTGCTTCTGCATAGGCCACTAACTGTAGGTAGTAATCTTCCACCCACTCTGCTTTTTTTAATTTGCGGCTTTGTTTAAAATCCATTATAGCAGGCTGCCCTTTGTACACTCCTATCAAATCTGTGGTGCCTGCATACAATTCAGGATAATAAAGATTGATCTCTGATCCCCACACTTCTGATACATCTCGTAAACCATTCTCTATGATCACATTGGCCATGGCATGTGCCTGTTGTTGTATCATATTGGAACCAGGTACACGAGTTTCACCTTTGACATGCCGCTCGAGGCTGCGATGCATCACTGTGCCTATGTTGGCTGATTCTGTGGCAATCCTCTGTGCTTCTCGTTCTCCCACTCTTTTCCGCCAGGCAATGAGATGAGTCATGTCTTTAGTCTGACTCAGTATTGTTGTAACAGATGGTACTGTGCGACCATCTGGTGTGGTGTAGTGTCTCTTGCCCTCTGGTGATGTACGATTCAGTTCATTATAAGGATATTTCGCTACATAGGCTATGCCTTTGGCCAGGAGAGTATCGTTGGTAAATTTCATTAGCATAATTATATATTAGAATGTCATATATCACAATCGATAATATTAACAGTATCAATGCACAGCTTTCTAACTACTGCAATGCAGCCTGTCCTATGTGTGCAAGATATTTTATCGACGGAGTATTGAATAAAGAAAGAATAAATTCAATACATACTACATTGGATTTTCTAAAAGATCGAATTGGAGAACGGCTGATAAGACAATTGACCAGATTTACCTCTTGTGGTAATCTTGGTGATGGCTCTATGAATCCAGAATGTCTTGAGATATATCAGTGGTTGAGACATACTAATAAAAATATTAATTTAATGCTTCACACCAATGGGGGTGCAAGAAACTCAGATTTTTGGAGAGAGCTTGCTAAAATAGGTGTGCATGTAACATTCGCTATAGATGGATTAGAAGACACCAATCATCTCTATAGGAGAAATGTTCAATGGTCAAAATTAATGAAAAACGTGCAGGCCTTTATAGATGCTGGAGGTTCTGCCACGTGGGCGATGTTGGTCTTTAAACACAATGAGCTACAGATAGAACAATGTAGAACATTATCAACACAATTAGGATTTAAACATTTTGGTGTTCAACAATCCTCTAGGTGGGCAGATTTTGATCACATTGGTAACTGGCGAAACATGGACAAAATTCCAGTGTCTAATTACTATTTAGAAAAATCATCACTATTACAAGCATCTCCCATGGGTAGTGGAGGTAACAGTCAAAAAATTAATATTACCAAAGATGAATTTCTTACAAAAACAATAAAATGTAAATCTTATAATTTAGAAAAAAATTTTTTTGAGATATATCTAGCAGCAAATGGTGATGTTTCTCCTTGCTGTTGGTTAGGAGACTTGAAACAACACGAATCTAAGAATATTATAAAAGAATACACTAAAGTCAATCTACATCACTCTACGTTAGAAGAAATACTACGCGGGGATTATTTCCAAGAGTTAGAAAAAGGCATCAAAGGTATAGAAAATTCTTACCGGTTACACACCTGTTATTTTACTTGTGGAATTAGTTAACTTCTTCTCTTCATGGCTGATTTAGCCATTTTTTTTACAGTATCAGTGCTGCCGATGTTGTCCGTGTTCATTGTTGGATCTTTTTCTGCTTGTTTCTCTGTCTTAAGCACAATCTTCTCTTGATCAAAATCATCCACAACATTCTTCAGTATGGTTCCTTGATCATACATCTGTTTGAATAGATTATAATTAAAAGTGGGATATCCGGTATTTTTGATTATCTGTTCTAGAGCAGCAAAACTTATTTCGGCTGTTTGTCCTTGTTCATCAGCATCACCTCGTAGATTTTGTAGAGTGTTAATTACAACTGATTCTAACTCTGTATTTTTACTGTCGAGGAATTCTGAGAAACGCATGGGATTACTTCCCAGCTAGTCTTGTGTAGATCCTGCTGCCAGCTTCAAAAACTTCGCGGCTTTCTCTCTTCTGTCTGCCTGCTGGTTCTGTTCCACCTGCGTTGGCATCTGTTGCTGCAAATTCGTCTGGTGCTGGTGCATTTAAACTATCTAAATTATCACCTGCATCTA